TAAATAATGCGGAGGTGAAAAAATGAATGAGCAGAACCTAAAACGCCCTACCGCGGATGAAGCGCGAGAAAAAGGGAGACGCGGAGGCAAAGCGAGCGGGGAAGCAAAGCGCAGGCGAAAAGCGCTTAAAGAAAGTATGGAAATTCTTTTGAATATGCCTCCTAATGATAAAGATAAGACGGCGCTTATTAAAACGGGATTTTCAGAGGAGGAAATAAATAATAGCTTGCTTCTGGTTGTCGGCCTTTTTTCCAGAGCAAAACGGGGAGACGTGCAGGCGTTTAAAGAGCTGAGGACTTTAATCGGAGAAGATGGGGAAAGCAATGTTAATCTTAAGATTGTACATGCTGTGCCGCGTCCGGACAAAGAGGATGTTTAGATGTGCGTTGAGATTGATTATAAGCCTACGCCCAAACAGGCGCTTTTTCATTCTTCCCCGGCTTATGAGGTCCTGTATGGCGGTGCTGCGGGCGGGGGGAAGAGCAAAGCAATAGTTATGGAGGCGTTTATTGATGCGTTAGAGCATGAAAATGTGGATGCATACCTTTTCAGACGTACTTACCCGGAATTGAGGGACACTTTAATACGGGAAGCAATTCTGAGTATCCCGCCCGAACTGGGCAGGTTTAATAAGAGCACGCATGATATGCGCTTAATTAACGGTTCGACTTTGCATTTTAGGCATTGCCGCAATCTGGCAGATGCATATGCATATCAAGGAGCCGAGATGCATCGGTTGTACATTGACGAATTGACCCATTTTGAAAAGCCGGTCTATGATTATTTGCGGACACGAGTACGGGCGCCTAAAAGATTAGGAATTAGGCCGTACATACGGGCGACAACCAACCCCGGCGGAGTGGGACATGGCTGGGTTAAAAGTGCGTTTATTGACGGAAAAGAGCCGTTTAAAATATATGACTGCGTTATTTCCAGTGAGGTTTTGGGCAAAAGCCGGACAGTTACCAGACAATATATACCAGCCACTGCGCTGGATAATCCGCATATAGGCGATGAATATATCTTTGAATTGGAGCAAAAGCCCGAAGCTTTGCGCAGAGCGCTTTTGTCGGGAGACTGGGACGTGTTTGAAGGCCAGGTATTTACTGAATGGCGGGATATTCCTCAAGAGTACATTAGCGGCAAGGGCACACATGTTATTGAACCGTTTAAGATTCCTGACCATTGGAAAAGATACCGCTCTTTTGACTGGGGATATTCAAGGCCGTTTTCTGTTGGGTATTGGGCTGAAGACGATGAGGGGAAATTGTATCGGTACGCAGAAATATACGGCAGTCCTAAGGATAGATTTACTGGTCTGACCAAGACGCCTAACGAGGGCATGCGTTTAGAACCCGGAGCGGTGGCGGCTATAATTAAGGACTATGAGGAGGCGCATGAGCAGGGACGGCGCATTATCGGGATAGCCGACCCGGCTATTTTTGATGAAAGTAGGGGTTCAGACGGAAGCGTGGCTAAAATTTTTGAACGCAAAGGAATTTACTTTGAAAAAGCAGATAATAAGCGTATTGCAGGCAAAATGCAGGTGCATTACCGTCTGGCCTTTGACCAAAGCAATATGCCCCGGTTATATGTCTTTAATACATGCCGGGATTTTATACGCACCATGCCGGCGCTGGTATATAGCTCCGTAAATGTTGAGGATATAGATACAGACGGAGAGGACCATATATATGACGAGACGCGCTATATGTGCATGTATCGGCCGGTGCTGCCTTTGCGTACTAAGCAGAGTATGGCGCGGGAGGAGTTTGACCCGCTTAATTTGCATATTGCGGCGGAAACATCCGGCTACAAAATGGGAGGAATATAAATGAACCTGTTCAAGCGGAGAAAAAAGGAGCAGGACCCTGGTAGACACCAAAGGGAGCGAGCAGACATGCTTCTGAAAGAACTGGATTTATATAAAAACGAAAAGACGCTGAAAAGCGGCGCCATAATGGAGAATGAGAGATGGTTTAACGGGCAGTATTGGGAATATATTTCTTCCCGCAATGAGGAGCGGGATGCTCAG